TGTAATTGATGTTGGTGGCAATCCAGATGTCCCCCGCAACAGAGGTTGTCGGAGCAGTCCCTACGCCAAGGTTGAGAGAAGCCGAGCCAGCCGTAGGTGCGGCCATGTTTACCTTCCCGGTGAATGTTAATCCAGCCTTGACCCAAGTCTGCGAAGCAACTGTTTCGGTTTGGTTCTGGCCGTTGCCGTAGACAAGGTAAGTCCCATTAAAACCGAAATCACCCCAGGCGACATTTGAAGCGCCGCCAGAAAATGGTCCGAAGCGGATGCGAAAACGGCCATCTAAATCTACTCCAGACGCATCAAGATGCCCATTATCCTGGAAAGTGACAGTTCCGCTTGAACTAAGCCCATTGATGAAGTCACAGGATCCAGAGAACGAAGCGCCGGAGAGCAGGGCGTAGCCGTCGAGGATCGCGGTCGTGAGATAGCCCTGCGACGTTACCCAAGACTCCGTGGCGTAGCCTTGCGAAGTGACCCACGACTCCGTAGCAAATGAAGCGGGGTTTCCTTCAAGCGGGTAGAACCCAGCGGTCACCCAAGACTCCGTGGCGTAGCCCGAGAGAAGTGCAGCGGTGAAGGCGGTCGTCTGGACCGTGGCGTCGGGGAACGTGATGCCCGTCGACGGCTGGATCGTGAACTGGCCGTAGTCCGTATGGTTCAGGGTCAGGGCGGTCGAGGTGAGTTGGGCGACATTAGCACCAGCACCCTGAATGGTAAGGCCGGCAAAGGTCGGGGAGTTAAGCAATCCGAGCTGAAGATTATCCCGTGCCAAGGCGAGGTCGGTCAGGCCAGATAGGTTGCCGGCCTTGGTCAAGTAGGAGGACATACCAGACAGAGGCTGGTACGTCGAAGCAGCCGAGCTGATGGTCAGGTACGGCGTCAGCGCGGAGGAGGTAAGGAAACCGCTGGGGTTACCCGTGAGAGGGTAGAAACCAGCCGTCACCCAAGACTCAGTGGCGTAACCAGCGAGGGAGAGGGTCGTCCAGGCGGTGTTGTAGTCGACGGAATCGACCTTGGTCAGGAACTGGCCACCCGTGCCGCCGAGAGGGACGCCGGGTCCGGGGTCGCCTTGGTCTCCCTTGTCCCCCTTTTCGCCCTGAATGCCTTGGTCACCTTGGATACCCTGAATGCCTTGGTCACCTTGGTCACCCTTGTCGCCTTTGACGCCTTGGATGCCCTGAATGCCTTGGATGCCCTGAATGCCTTGGTCACCCTTGACCCCCTGAATGCCCTGCGGTCCCTGCGGACCTTGGGGTCCAGTCGGGCCGGCGGGGCCAGCGAACAGGACTTCAAAGGCGGCTTGGTCGTTGATGCTGATCGTGAAGGCCATCAGGTGGAAACTTTGTTAGGGGTTACGTTGGGGATAATCTCCAGGCGGACGGTGGCCGAATAGAAGATTTCCGTCGTATTCTGGTAGAACTGGATATCCCAGTAGGCCGTGCCGGGGTGCCATTCTTGGGTCTGGTTGGACGATACGGTGAAGGTCGTCGGGCTGGTAATGGCCACGTCGAGGTAGTGGAGCTTGTTGCGGGAGTCGCGCAGCGCGGTGACGATGGTCACCCCGGTCAGGTTAGCAGGCCACCCCGGCTCGGTGGCATAGGTTCCGGCACCGTTGAAGGTTACCCCCTGCTTGAACTGATGATTGGTGCAAGACATGGTTTGCCGTTTGGGTTTAGCCGTATGTCAACAGACCCCTAGGGGGGTCAACCCGGGTGGAAGAACGAAGCAGGACTGATAGGGTAACCTTCCTTGAATCCAGTAAATTGCTTCTCTATTACAGTAGAGATGGTCGGCCGGTACAGTCCAGGCTCGTACTCTTCAAAGTAGTTATCGTATTTGAATACTTGGATCGTCCCTAATGGCCCAGTTTCCTTGATGCAGGACGAGGGGGTGGGGAAAGAAACTAGTTGACCGTTTTCATAAACAGATGGGCTACCAGGCTGGTATCCGGGGTCTGTCTTACTAAAGCTGTCTTCGTTGAAAGTGTGAGATTCAGTAATTCCACTTTTTTCCGTTACAATGACGATGTCCTCGACAGGGGGGTCTACTAGGTAATTCCATGTTTTAACGGTAGTGGTCGTCGTGACTTCCAGAGAGTAACTCATGGTCACTCCGACGTAAGGACGGTTAATGTCATATTCGTCTTCCGTAACGATTGTCCGTCCTTTATAGGAATAGTCCGTGTATCCGGCCTTGTAGAGTTCGGTGTCGCTTGTGATAACGGTGTTGCTCTCGCCTGCGTAAGGCCATTGGAAATCTGCGTAGATTGGGCTGAAGTTTCGGGAAGAAATCTCCTTGGCAGAATACACCGGGTTCTGGATGTAATTTTCGGCGTTCTTCCATTGGGTTACAATAGTCCAAAAACTGTATGTTCCAGATCCTTTTGCTTCATAAGCCTGAAAAGTAAAAGATACGTCATCCGATGCCGTGATACGCGCAGTCATGTTTGTTTCGCTTCCGAAAAGACCTGCATAAAGAACAATGATCCATCCTTCCTTGAAGACTTGACCTTCAACATAAGGGATAGTCCCCGTAGTCATTGGAGTTACAGACAGGGGCGTGGATGTTGCCTCAAAAATAGGGCTTCCCTGACCGAAAGGAATTATGCCTGCAAAACTCTGATACTCTTCGCTAAGACCAGAAGGAACAAACTGGTAATGAAAGTCCCTCATCAGAGCCGTGGGGAACTGACTTCTATCAATCATACCCGGTAGTAGAAATAGTATGCCGAATCCGGCTGCGAGTACTTGTGACGTTCGGACCAAATCGGGTTGCGTAGGAACTGCGTGAGAGAGACCGAAGTCTCGCCCGTCTTCTGTTTAGCCAGAGCAATCAGCAGATATCCCGTATCGTCATCGCTGTCCATAGTATCAGGGTATCCGAAGACGGTCGGATATTCGACGGTCTCAAAATCAGAGCTAGGCCAGATTCGTCCGCCAGAGCCTGCGGCTGGACTTGCCTGGAGGTAGATATAGCAGGACTTGTATCCCTGCTCGTCGGCCGCAGACCAGTCGAACGGTGTCTTCGGTGCCGGCGTCGCCGTGGCGAGTTTGGTCGGAGAACCCGTACCGCCGACGCACGGGATGAGGCCGTTGATTGTAGAAGGCACGACCGAGAACGTTCCGTCTCCATTGTCGTAAACGGTCCAAGGGTCTAGGGGTAGGACTTGTACTACCTGCTGCGGATTCCCCATGGCCACCCCCCCAGTGCCGGCCATGAACTGGATGTCGTTGGACATCATCGTGCGGTTCTTGTCCACCGAGCCGGCGAGCTTGTTTAGCGCGGAGGCCGAGACGGGCTGGCCTGCGGCGAAAGAGCCGTCAAGAGAACCGCTGTTGAATCCAGAGATGGAACGCATCAGAAGCCTGTAATCATCGGGTAGATATCCTTATCCCAGCCGGAGATTCCGGAAAGCATCAGATCAGCCGTGACCTTCCAGATGCCGCCGAACTGTTCTACGGAGCAGGAAGTGATCAGGAAGCCACGGTTAATCTTGGAAAGGTAAAGAGCCGTGTAGATAAAGGAACCGCCGTAACTACCAGTCGCCAAGCCCTTATAGGAATCAGGGAGCTGGTAAAGATTTCCATTCGTATTCCATCCGACGTAGGAAGCAAAGCCAACGGCTGTGGCTTCGTTGTTTACATAGAACAAGCAGCGCAGGGTATTGGACGGTTTGTAGTAGTTCTTGATGCCTGCCTTGATGTTGATGTTTCCGGCTTCGTATTCTTCAATTTTCTGATTGGGCAAGAATCCGACGAACTGCTGGCCTTGAATGGCACCTCCGCTGACCACCTTGGGCGTCCAGAGTGCGCGGTTAGGATTTAATCCAACGTCTTCTTCCCATCCCGATACGGGGGGCCATCCGGCCAGAGGCTCCTCATTCACACCGCCTAGGGGGGGGATGCCCGTGGGGCTGTTGACGACGAGGAAGTTAGGGTGGTGTTCAATAGGCTCGGAAGCCGTAGAGCCGGACATGACCACCTGCGTGATCGTCTTCGTTCCGCTGTTTACGTTAGGGTCGATGCCGCAGAAGTCGGCGGTCACGGTCAGTACGTTGGCCTTCTCGTAAACCATGTTCGCCTTCCAGATTTTCATCTGTTGAAGGTTCGCCGGAGCGGTAGACACTAGGCTTCCCAGAGTGGTTCCTTTAGCGAACTTCGTAGTGAAGTTTCCCATCTGGGAGACGTCCCACTTGAACTTGATTTGTGCCTGTAGTAGTCCAAATCCGTCCGCCTCAATCTGCCAGCCTGGTTGCGGCTTCGGATCGAGAAGGTTGTTGCCGTAAGGAATGACAGTAGTGGAAGACATTATCGTGAAAGGTCGTCGGCGGTGCGAGGAGGGGCTTCGTCTCTAGGACGAGTATGTTCTGCGGTGGCCTCGGTGGCCGTTGCAATCCGTTCAAGGGGGGTGAAGGCCACGGCTCCGAAGATGTCGCCGCCGCCCATCTGCTGCATCTGGGAAGCCGCGCCGGCTTCGGACATACCGAAGGGGGAAAGAATCTTGCCGTTTCCCTTGAGCTGCTTGCGAATTTCTTCCTCTGCTTTTTTCCTGTCTTCTGGGTCGAATCCTTTAAGGACGTACTTTATGATTTCTTCGTCGGTCATGTGCTTGGGAGCATTTTCCATCCTGCGCTTTACCTTGTCCTCAACGGATTCAAAAGGATTCCAGAAACCTAGAGTGAAAATATTTTTCATATCAGACATCCAGCCTTCGACTTGTTCTACAAAGCCGCCGAACATATCAATCATAATATTGACAGCACTTCTGCCGATATTTTCAAGGTCATTCAAAAGTCTTCCCAAGGCCGATGTTGCACCCGGGTCTGCTTTTTTGTAAGTATCGGCGGCATCTTCAATGGCCCTAGACCCAGCCTTGATGATCGGAAGAAGTTCCTTGAACGAGTCGCCGAACATCTTCGTGCCGTAGTAAAGCAGCGTGGCTTCGTCCGTGCCGGCGGCGTAGGCGTCGGCCAGCATCTGCATGGCCTTCTGATGGTTGAAGGTACCGTTGGCCACCTCGTCCATGCCAACGCCCATCTTGGCTAGGATGTTGGTCAATTCGCCGCCTTTAATGCGAGCCTCGCCCATGCGGCGCGTGAACTCGACAGAAGAACTAACCATTGTCTGTAGGCTTACACCGAAAGCCTTACCAATTGCTTCAATGGTGCGAATCTGTTCGATTTGAAGGCCAGTAGTTAGCGATGCCAACCTGATTGATTGTGCGTATTCAGCCAACTCCTTGACCTTGGCTGTAACACTTGAAATCATTGCACCGAAGGCGTCGAAGAAAGCACCAATCACGCCGCCAATAGGGCCACCAAGAAGGCTTCCGATTCCCATGCCAGAGCCGAGTTGATTGGCAGCACCTTGGAACGGGTTGACGCCGGCATTAACCGATCCAGCAAGGCTGCCGATTTTCTTACCAGCGTTGGCAAGACCCTTCTCCAGCTCGGTCTGGTCTATTCCAATTGTCAGATCAAGGTTGGCCATCGGTGTCAGGGTAGGTTGTTCGCCTTTTTGTAGGCTTCAATGCGTTCGTCGAAATTCTCTAAATCTTTCTCCTGCTCCGTGGAGAGGATATCAATCTTGGCCCCGTTGTAGATCGCGCTGGCAACGGACATCCAGACGGCCTCGCCCTCAGGCATCGTCCAAGCCTCCTCCAGGCTTACGCCGTTACGGCACAGGTTGGACACGCAGGACAGGGGGAACGGAATGTCCTCGTACTTCTTGCCGTTACCCCTGTCTTCCTTCTTCCAGAACTTTGGGTAGGACAACGAGACCTTGATGCAGCCGAGGATCGTACCCACACAGCGCGAGTAGTACTTCTTGCTCATGGCCATCCGGGCGATGTAGAGTTTCTCGACGAAGGACAGGGGGCGGGCCATCTCCTCCTTGTCGTAGGTCGACAGAATCCGCGCCGCCATGACGACGTGAAAAGGGTCGAACTTGTACTTTTCCGGGTCGAGGAACGGAGACTCGATGGCCTCCAGAGCGACCCGGTGCCGAAGGCAGAAAGGACGAAGCGTCCTGCCGCACACCTTGTCTTGGCGGGGCAGGACGGTCGTAGCCTGTAGGTATCGAGCATCCATGTTGGATGCCGTCCTTTAGACGATGCTGGAGTACTTGACGCCCTTTACGGTGACCTTGCGGAAGTCCTTGTTCGTACCCTTGTCTTCGATAGACTTAATGATCCATTGAAGACCCATATATCCGAACTGCGTACCTAGTGCAGGAATTGCGTTAGTACGAAGAACTCCGTCAATGGTGATTTCCTGAAAGAGGTCGTCCAGGCGGTCGGTGATGATGATTCCGTCTTCGTCGGAAACTTCAACATCGAGCTTGAAGCTCTGTGAAATCGAGTCCGACTGGAGGGTCATGTAAGTGACCGTACCGTTAAGTCCATAAATATGGGCTACTCCGTAATCAATGGCAGAACTGGATGGCATAGTCGTATGGGTTTAGCCAAGTGTCAAGGGGAGGGGGGCATGACGCCCCAGACGGTGTATTCCAGCACATTGCCGTATCGTCGCTGGCTCATGCCTTCCTCGTCGTTCTCAATCCACAGGTCGTACAACTGGCCTTCCGTGGAGGGGTTCCAGAGGGCTTGCAAGGCCGGCACGTCGCGCATGGCCCCGATGACCTCCACGACCCTAGCCCGGTGGACTTCCAGCGTCTCGTCGTCGGCGGACGAGTAGATGTAGAGTTTCAGGGTCGCCTTGTAGTTGCCTAGGGTCTGGGAGCCAAGGTCATCAATGTTGCTGCTGGACTCGGCGTGGGCGATGATGATCGGGATGACCCGGATGTCGTCGGTCACGCCCTTATGCACGGCGATGCCTGGGAACAGCGGCACGAGGTAATCGGCCACCCTCGTTTCGAGGACGGTGCGGAAACTGAAGAAGGGAGGGGTTGGCATTAGGGTGTATTGGTAAGTGTGAAGCCTTTTAGGCGGTTGATTACGTCTATCAACTTGCCGTGGTTGCGCGGGGCTTGCAAATGCTTGACGATGGCCACCCGCATCGCGAAGGCACGGTGGTTCATCGCCATCCGCATGAAGTGGTAGCCTTGGCTGTAGTTGCGGCCTACGGTCGAGCCGAGCTTGATGGTAGGATGTGCGGTTCCAAGACGTGGAACATAAATAGATGTTCCTGCACCTTGGTTCATAATCCAGGCGGAGGTTGGCATCCTGCCGAGTTTTAGGCCGGCGTAGTACCAGCCAGACTTGAGTTTACCGACGCGCTGCTGAACCCGCTTGATGTAGGACTCGACCGGCTTCCAATCGTCAACGTAGAACTTTTCGGAATCACGCATCTTGGAAACCTTGTAAGAAGGCTTCCCACGCAGGCTTTCATGGATGTTTTTAATCCTGCCTTCAGTAGTTCCAAGAAGGAACTTGGCGTTCGATGCGGCTTTGTTTCCCATGATCCTAGTAAAATAATCAAGCTCACCTTGGCCGATGATACCGCCTCGGTCTTTAATCATCTGAAAGACATAGCCGGGGTCGGACACCTGCGGCAGTTTCATCTTGGCCCTAGCCCAGGCCGAGAAGACGCCGATATGATTACGAGCCGCAACTGAAGCAGCGGAGGCAAAGTGCAAAGGGGAAAAAATCTTACGGACGTCACGGCTGACGGCGTCCCTTCCCTTGTTGCGAGCCTTGTTGCCAAAACCTCCGTCACCACCGCTTGTAATTGACGGCTGTGAGCCGGAGAACGGGGGCGTGAAGTCGCACATATCCTTGGCGAACAACCGCGCCTGCTGCTTCACGATTTCCTCTGAAGTCTTACGCATGACCAAGGCGTAAATGGCCAGATGCTTGGCCATCTGGGTATAGTCGACCTTGATGCCCTTGGCGACTGTGACCACTTGGGCCATTACTGTACCTTGGTCTGGACTTTGACGATGACCCAGGCGGAGGGGGTGCGGTCCGTCACGGTCATAATGCGGAACTCCTGACCCC